AACAATTTTAAACGCCTATGTTGCGGCATCCATTCGAATATTAGATTTGCAAGGCGATATTGATGCTGGCGAATGGCTGAAAGGAGAAAATGAGAAAGCAGGGAAAGACACTCAGTGGGCAGATAGAAATATTGCAGAAAAAACCGAGTGCTTGAACCGAGTAAAACGGCAGCTTGCTTGTTTTTTAAGTCGGCTTGAGGTTGCCCCAGTGGGCAAACTTGAAGCAAGGCAATGGGATTGCAAAATAAGTAATTTCGACATCACAGAAATTAAGCCTGACCGTAATCAGTATGAGAAAAGTCGCAATGTTATTGTGAGGATTTATAAGCCTGATGGCACGCTGACCTACAATTGCCATTCGCCAGAACAAGCGCTTGAAATGGCAAATCATCTTAAAGTGTTGGCTGTGAAGGCGATTGAATCACAAGGGAGATTAGAACATGCAACAGCAACCTGAACCAGAAAAGATTATCGAATTGTTTGAAGCAGCCAGAGCACTTATGAAATTATTAAACGATGGGGTATATCTCATTGATGTAAATGATACTGACGGCGATAAGCCAATGTCACAAGAAGAAGGCGCATTCATTGCAGGGGTTCTGACACGATTGGACAATGCAATTAATGCTTTTGCTAAGGAGAATTAAGAATGCTAACAGAACAGGAATACAACGAGAAACGCCAAGCCAGATATGACCGGCTGGCTTCTGCGGCTGAACGAGCCGCAAAAGCATCAAACGAGGCTTGGAATGCCTCAAACCAGATTGCAAGCATAATCCCATTGGGGCAGCCGATCATGGTCGGGCATCATAGCGAAGGGCGGCATCGTAGGGCAATCGCCCAGATTCAAAGCAAAGCCCGAAAAGGCTATGAGCTTTACAAGCAGGCACAAGAACTTAAAAGCCGTGCCGATGCCGCATATAGTAACGGGGCGATTTACAGCGATGACCCAGCCGCAATTGATAAGCTTCTCGCTGAAATTGCCGAGAAAGAGTTAGAAGTTGCTCGTATGAAGGCGATTAACAAATGGGCTAGAAGCAAGCAAGACCAATATCTTGATCTTTACGAACTTACTCCTAGTATTGTAGCGGAAATGCTTCGCCCCTATGCGCAAGAAGGTTGCTTCCCATCCTACGCACTGAGCAACCGCAACGCCAACATTCGCCGCCTTAAGCAACGGGTCGAAGCTGTCAAGCGGAAACAAGCAATTCAGGCTTCTAGCGAGACCATCAACGGGGTTTTGATTGAGCAAAATCCCAATCTGATGCGAACGCAGATCAAATTCAACGGCAAACCGCCACAAACGATTATCGACATGCTGAAAAGTTCAGGGTTCAGATGGTCGACCACTGAGGAACGATGGCAGCGGTTAATCGGCAATGGGGCGGTTTGTTTAGCGCGTCATATCGCCCAGAGATACGGGGAGGTAAAGCAATCATGAACGACAACGATAGCATCGTTAAAAAGATCAGCGGGGCAGTAGCATATTGCGTAGCAATTGCATTATTATTGTTTCTTTTGTGGGGAGTTCGTTAAACATGAATTTCTTGACTTTCGAGCAGTGGGTTAAACTCCAACCCGCAAATGACAAAATAGAAGTATGCCCATTTTGCAACACCGACAAAGAGAAAATTTGTTTGACGTGCGACGGAGAAGCCTTTATGGAAATACCAGGAGATCATCCATGAAATTAACAACCCAAGAATTGATTGACGCGGCTCAAGCCGCTGATGCAAAAGCCACCGCCGCATTTACTGCGGCTGGCATTCTTCGCTGGCATTGGGACGGAGACGAAATAATTGACGTTTTGCAACGTAAGGGTATAAAGAAATCCGATCAGGCTGGGCGCTTTGAGGCGCGATACAAGGCGCGTTTAGCGGCGCTCGAAGGGGAACTCGCCAATCTTGAAAGCGGCTTAACTGCCGCAACAATCGCGCTATCGGAGGATGTGCCGTGAACACATTTACCCTATCGCCACACGGCGAACAACACCGACTACAACACGCCGACCAAAACGGCAACGGCACGCACATCGTTTGCACTGAAGCTGAACTCGCGCAGTTGCGCAAACTGCTCGCGCCGCTGGTGTGGGAGAAAGAGCCGAGCGGGGCGGGCAAATACGTGCGTATGCCATTCCCCCACCTTCCATACATCGTCAGTTTTGTTGACGTGTGGGATTATCGCGGCGGGCTGCTTGCTAATGGCGAGGGCGATAACGCAAGGCCAGTCAAGGAACTTGGCGGTTTGTGGCTCAAGCTGCCAGCCGTGCCAGCAACGGAGGGGAAATGAACTGGGGAGCCGAAACGAAAGATTCATACACAACTCCTGACGGCGAAATATCACTTAATGATACCGAAGCGGTTCGTGCTGAATTTGCTAGGCAAAACAAGTTGTTAGACGAATTGCGAGAAAAGATAAAGCAAAAGAAGTCAGAAGTGCTTGACCTTGAAGCCGCATTGGATATTGCATTAAAACAATATCAAGATTTCATGGACGCGATTGTTTGAGAAGCAAAAGCACAATAAAAAAAGCCCTGCGAATCCACGCGCAGGGCTTTTTTTATTTACTTGGCTTGCAGGTATTATACACATATTTTAAAACAATGGCGGTATCAATACATTGGTATAATGTTTCACGTGAAACATTATTAGAAGTGCAAAATGCAGCCCCTCCCTTAATTCTTCACATTAAAGGTAAAATACAGGGGAGGTGTTATCGTGGGTATATTCGATGGTGTAAGAAATTTATTTAGGCCTGCCGAGCGAAAAAGTGCGGGGCTAATGGTTAGCACGTGGCAAGACAATCAGCCGCAATACAGCAAGACGGATTTCTTGCGACTTGCGCATAATGGGTATCGACTGAATAGCCTAATTTATGCGTGCGTGAATTATCGTGCAAACGCAGCCGCAAGTGCAGCCGTGCAAATCAAGATTGGGACAAACCCAGTTGAGAACCATCCAGCGAAACTACTTATCAATGAGCCGAATCCACTGATGACGGAATACGATTTCTGGCACATGACTTCGGCAATGTGCGATCTTGCAGGTATTGCATATTGGGCAAAAGAGCGTAGCCGCAACGGGCGTATTATTGGGCTTTATCCCTTGCGCCCAGACCTAGTTCAGCCAGTTCTTAGCAAAATCACTGGTATAGCATCGTATGATTACACGCTCGACGGCGAACCGCGACACATTCCTGCTCAAGATGTCATTGCATTCTCAAATTTTGACCCACTTGAATTTTACAGTGGCACAGCCCCTGCAAAAGTTGCATCTCGTTTAATCGATATTGACCTGAACGTAAGCGACTACATAAAAGTTTTCTTTCAGAACTCAGCCATGATTCGCGGTATGATCAAAACGAAAAACACGCTGACCGAAAGGGAATCGGTGAGAATTCGGTCACGCTGGCGCGAACAGTATGGCGGGGTGAGCAACTGGGGTGACATCGCAGTGCTTGATTCAGATGCTGAATATATCAAAATGGGTAGCAGCTTCAACGAAATGGCGTTTGATGAACTTGATGCCCGCACCGAAGCGCGAATTTGTATGACGTTTGGCGTGCCGCCAATTCTCATAGGCAGCAAAATCGGGCTTGACCGCAGCACATTCGCAAACTACCAAGAGGCGCGGCTGTCGTTCTGGCAAGACACAATGTCCCCGATATTCAAGCATTTCGAGAATGAATTTGCATTTGGGGTTCGGGGTGAATTTGGGGATGCCCCGAAGGTCGAATTTATGCTTGATGATATTCCGGCCTTTGCTGAAAATAAAATCGCAAAAATGAAGGCGGGGCAAGAGGCTTGGCAAGCCGGTATTATGACTCGAAACGAAGCACGCAAATTTGGCGGCTTACCATTGGTAAGTGACGGAGATATTTTCCTCGACCAAATCCAACAAGCGCCGGTGCAGCTTGCGCCAAATCCTGTTAGCGATCAGGGGGAAGCGGCAATGGACGGCAACGTAAAAAAAAAGCATATTGACATCCAAGAACTAAAAGCGGCTCATGCCGAAAGCCGTGATGCAATAAACACAAAGCACGAATTTGCGTATTTGTATGCAGTAAAAAAGTTGTTCGGGCAAGAATCCGCAAAAATTCTTGCCGCGCTTGCGGATTCCCCCCCACTAAAATTAAAGAACCCCACTGCCCCCCAATCCGAGGTGAAAGCCCTCATTAGCATTCACGACATTGTTGCCTATGTAATTAAAATGCTTGATGAAAGCCGTATCGATTGGAAAAGAACCTTTGAGCCGTTAGTGGCTGCGCTTGCTGCTGAAACAATTGCCCAAGTCGAAGCCGATTTTGGGATTGCCTTTGATGTCAAAAAGCCTTTCGTGCTTCAATTCGCAGAAAGCTATGTGCCGATTTTCGCAGATGGCATTATTGACACAACGAGAAACGCCTTGATTAATGACTTGATTATGGCGGGGTATGAAGAAGGTCTGGGCATACCTGAATTGGCAAAGCTAATTGAAGGGAAATATGCCCAGTGGGGCATTGCACGCGCAACCACAATTGCAAGAACTGAAACAGGCCGAGTTGCAAATGCGGCTACGTTTAATGGCTTGCGCGATGTTGGAATTACTCGCAAAGAATGGCTTGCGACAAATGACTTAAGAACAAGACCCGATCACGCAAAAGCGAATCATCAAATTCAGGATATTGATAGCCCGTTTATCGTCGGCGGCGAAAAGTTAATGTATCCGAATGATCAAAATGCTTCACCTGAACAAACGATTAATTGCCGTTGCACTTTGGTTCCTGTGATGGATGATTTCCTTGTCGATCTGAGAAATTAGAATTTTGCTGAATAAATGTATAATTTCAGTGGGGGGAAGATGTTATACAAAAGTTTGGAAATGTTTGAGCCTGTCGAAATTTCAGACAGAATTGTCACTGGCTTTGTTTCAGTGATGGGAAATATCGACGATGGGCGAGACATGATCTTAAATGGGGCATTTGATCAGTCAATCAAAAATTTTGCCCGCGTCAAGCATCTTTGGATGCACGACACAAGCAAGCCGCCGATTGCGAAAATACTCGAAATCCGAGAGGTAGGCAAAGATTTCTTGCCAGCATCTTTCAAAGAAAAAAATCCTGACGCAACAGGTGCTTTAATGGTCAAACGTGAATACTTGAAGCATGAGTTCGCAGAGCAAGTGTTCGACGGCATTCAGCAAAACGTAATCACTGAATCAAGCATCGGTTTCGATGTTAGTCAATTTGAGATTACGCTTGACAAAAACGGCAAACCTTATCGGGTTCTGAAAGAATTAAAACTTTGGGACACCTCAGACGTTTTGTGGGGCATGAACTCAGCCACCACAAACTTAAAGGTTTTCCCGAACCTTCTTGACGCAAAAGAAGGGCGGGTGCTATCTGCGGGAAATTTCGACAAATTGCGCTCGGCAATGCAAGCGATTCAGGAAGTGATTGACTCAGCATCTAATGGCGGCAAGTCGTCAGATATTGGGGGGCAGTTCGATCTCCAACCTTTGATTCAATGGCAATCAGAACGGGCGAAACAAGTTAAATTGTGGGAGGGAAAATAAGATGAATATCAACAAAATGCGTGAAGACGCGAAAATCGCTTTTGATAAAGCGAATGAAATTTTGGCCGCAATTCAGGCGGAACCGGCGAAAGCCACGGCTGAACGCCTTACCGAATTGAAAGGGCATCAAGCCGCATTCGATAATTTGAATGCTGCTATCGGGGTTGCGGATTCGATGTCAGTAAAAGGCAAGGATTATTTGCAGGCGGCTGGCGGCGTTGGTGGGGCTGCGTTTCAAGGGTTCCGGCAAGCCGCGCCAGACGAAGGCGAAACGCGCTACGATGAAAAAGCATGGCGCGAAGTTTTCATTGACACGGCTTTCGGCAAGAAATCCATCCGGTATCATGTGCCTTTGGGAGTCGAGAAGAAGGAATATAAGCCGGCTTTTGAAAGTTATTTGCGCCGTGGCGTGAATGCGTCTGGGCCAAATGACCGCAAGACATTGCAAGAAGGCACGGACAGCGCAGGCGGGTTCATGGTTCCCGATGATTTGCAACAGCAAATTATCAAGAAAGTTGCCGCTCAAACTTATATGCGCCAACTTGCGCGGGTGATCACAACCAGCCGCGAGACTGCGGCATGGGTGAAGGTGAACTACACTGCCAACAACTTGTATACAAGTGGGGTGCGGCTGAACTGGACTGGCGAAATCCCAGTATCGAGCACCACCCACCGAGTCACCGACCCTGTATTCTCGCAAACGACAATTCCGGTGCATACCGCGATGGCATCTATGCCGATTAGCAATAACCTAATTGAGGATTCAGCCTTTGATATCTTTGGCGTTGCCGGTGAAAGTTTGAGCGAGGCTTTCTCGCTGGGTGAAAACGAAGCATTTATCTCAGGCGATGGTTCATCGAAACCAAGTGGCCTTTTGCTGGGGGCTGGCAGCACAGGGCTTGCAGCCATTTTGTCAGGCACGGATGCGGCATTGACGACAACGGGCGATGTGCATTCGGGCAAGCGTTTGCTTGATCTATACTACGCCGTTCCAAGCCAATACCGCCGCAATGATAATTGTGCATGGCTGATGAACTCAGGCACGCTCAATGCGGTTGATAATCTTGTTGACGGTAGCAAGCGGCCTTTAATCAAAGATTTAAATACTGCTTCTTTGGGCGCGGCTGAACCTGCGCTGCTGAAAAACAAACGTATCTTTGCCGATGAATTTATGCCCGATCTTGCAGCGGATGCGTTCCCTGTTGTGTTTGGCGACTTCTCAGGCTACATGATTGTAGACCGAATCGGGTTTAGCATCCAACGCTATTTCGAGG